TAAATGCTATTATGGATGAGTTGAAAGTTAGAACATCTGCAAATTCTAAAAAAATAAAAGAAGTAGCACAATCAGTTTTACCAAAAGGTCTTTCAACTCGAGTTATTGATCAAGCAAAAACTGCAATAGATGATAAAGATGCCGGCATTTCTGTTGAAAGCAAAATGACCAAAGAAGTGCAAACTGAAATTAAATCAAAACTTAAGGAAGCACAAAACGCTGGAGTAGACTTAGATCCTAATGCTTTAATTCCAGGTGCTGGTAGATCTGGATCTAATGTATTTGCTAATTTATTAGGAAAGGTAAAAGGAGTAACAGCAAAGTTTCCACCAAGTATTAAAAATTTAATGAAAGGAATACCAGATGGTGTCATTCCTCCATCTTTAGATGCCTTTGGTGGACCTGGCGCAAAAATACCAAATTTAATAGAAGGTGTAGATCCTACTACTGGCAAGCTTTCTTTAGATACCAATACAAGTAAATTAGTACAAAAAGGATCTTTAACTCCTAATATGGCACCAAGTAACATAATAAACTTAGGTTTTAATAAATCTACTTGGGCTGGATATAATACGCCAAAAACACATAAATTTGAATTTGTAGATACAGCAGATGAATTAGAAACAGAATTTTCAAATAGTTCTAGAATGAAAACAGGAACTAATAATCAAGTTGTTGCTTTTATAGTAGGCTGGACTGATAAAATTTGGGGGCCACCAGAAAAAGTAAATGCTAGTTCTATTCATGAAATATCAAAAGCAAGTGATTTACAAAATTTAATTAATAGAAAAGGTAATATTAAAGCTGCTTTATCTGAAATAAACGCTACGCCTAAAATTTATGGAATACAGGCTCATTATTTAATATTAACAGATGGAAGAATACAAAGAGGTAGACCTATAGATGAAACTAGAAATCCAGACACTTCTTCATTTGATCTAACTGGCGTTCAAGTTACTATTGTTGCAAACACCGAAAATCCAGTTAATGATGAGCAATTAGCATCATTAAAAAAACTTATATCTAAAGCTTATAAAGTTATTCCAGGGCTTAACTTATTTGGTGATTACGAAATGGATCAAAATAAATTAGGGCCTGCAATAGATATGGATTCTTTAAGAGATGTATATGGAAAAGTAAACTCTATAGATAATCCAGAAGAAGGTGGTAATGGCCCTAGTAGAAAAGAAATGGTTTTTACAAAACCTTCAGTTATAGCTCAAGGATCAAAAACAAAATCAGTAGAACCTTTTAGTTTTAGTAAGATAGAAAAAAATTTAAATAAAATAGATTTAGTAACTGGTAAAGAACTTCCACCAGATGCTCAAAAAGACTTAGATAATGCATTTAAAGCACTTGATGATCTTAAAAAAGAAAAAATAGATATTGATAAAGGAATATCTCAAGCTATAAATGATCCTAAAAATTCTGCAGCAAAGTTACAAGGTGATGCCATTATAGGTAAACTTACAGGTGGATTTGATAAGAACAAAATTTCAGTTGATTCATTAGCTAAAAAACTTGATACAAGCAATTTAAAAAAATTATTTAGAGGATAGAAATAAATTATGTCAATGGAATCTCAAAATTTTACAGTACCTGAAGGAAAAGCTAGTTCATTAAAAAATAAAGAAAACGGCTTTTCTGATCCTAGCGGTATATTTCCTAAAGTTGAATATGAAGAAACATCGTCAGTCAATGAAATAGCAAGAGGATTTAAAAGAGTCAATGTTGAATTAGGCGGTTCAGTAAAAGATATTGATTTTGATTTAAATGAAGAAGCAGTATCAACTTATCCTAATTCACAGGTTAAAGAAACTGCATCAGGTCATATTGTTGAATATGACGATACTCCGGGTTCTGAAAGAGTTATGATAAGACATAATTCTGGATCAGGTGTTGAGATGCGTGCAGATGGTTCAGTAATATATTCATCAACAAAAAATACAATAAGAGTAACGGCACAAGATGAAAAAGTCGTAGTTGATGGCGACGGAGAATTACAATATAACGGAAATCTAAAACTTAAAGTTGCTGGTGATTTTGATGTTGAAGTTGGCGGAGACTTTAATGTTAACGTCAAAGGTGACATGGAGCAAAATATAAGAAGAGGCTTAATTACAGACGTAGCTGGTACAGTAGAGACTCAAATCGTAGGTAGTAAATCCGAAACTATTGGCGGTGGATATACAACTTTAATACATGGTGATAAAAACGATATTATTAAAGGCTCATTTGCAGAGAACATACAAGTAGATCATAACTATGCAGCAGGTGGTACATTAATGATGACTGCTGAAAAAGAAGTAACTCTTTCAACTAAAAGTGCAAACATTACTGCTTCATCTCTTGCTGTAATTGGAGATAGTGGAACAATAGGTGGACTAAATATGGTTTACTATGGTCATACTGCGCACATACCAAGAATTAATTCAACTTCGGTTCATGCTACGGCAATGTATGCTACAACTTTTCATGGTGATTTAACTGGTAAAGCTGATTCTGCTAATCATGCAGATTTTGCAACAACTGCAGGAGAGGCGCCTCTTGGGAACGCCGGATCTCCTGGTACAAACGTAAATGATACTACTACGGCTGCAGATTCTAATACTGTGCCACCTACTACTGCTATAATTAATGATGCACTGGAAAATTCTGGTGTAGCAATTAAAAGAGTTCATATCGATGACTTCGATCAATTGTTTAATAGATTAGATCGTACTGCACATTATGGCGGAGTATCAAGCGTAGACCTAAACACTAAAGAAGCAAGATCAAAACTTAGAGATCCAAATAACGCAAGTAACGCTACATTTATTTCTGCTCTTATAGCAGACGGCACAATCTCTCCTTTTGCTACAAGACTTTCACCATTATCAACTGGTAGAATAGTTGGTAAAGAAACTGTAGCTAGAAGAGGAATAGATACACTAGGTAGAAGTCAAAACTCAACTAAATTATATAAGGCATAACATGGCAGTTTCAACAGTAGATTTATTAGTAGATGCGAAATATAATCCAATATTTCAAGAATCTATAACAAGTAAAACGAAACTTGCACCAGGTATTTCAATGGCAAAGTTTCTTGGTGGTGATAATGATCCAGTAACATTAACACATATTACAGATGATGATCAAAGAGTTTTATTAGCTAAACAATATGTTTTACACGCTGAAGCAATGAGAACAATTAATTCTCAAGATGCAACAAAAGAATTTAAAGATTTTAGATTACAGGTTGTGGAAGGTTTATATAGAGCAGAAAAAGGTGAGGACTTAGATGTTAGTGATGGTTTAAATTATTTAATGTCTAGAGGATTAGCGGTTGTATATGAACTAATTGGATTAGATGGTAAAATTGCTATAGAAAAAACATTTGATCTTGCTGTGTATTGGAAAGACAATATTCAATTTGATAAAATGATTTTAGATTATGATAATTATAATCCTGATGGTACTCTTAATGCACAAATCATATTAGTAATGCCTGAAATTATATCACCATGGACAGTTACATTTAATAATAATATAGAAACAAGATATAATAACATTAATCAGGTTACAAATGAATTATTAGAGGTATTAAAGACAACTGCTGACGCATAACTTATATAAATAGATCAAAAGGAAAATATATGCCAATAAGAGCTTTTTCAATAGAAGATGGAAATATAGGAACCAAAAATCTACTTTCAAGTAGAACTGAAACCTATAAAGATATTGATTTAACTTTTGCAAAAAAAGCTTCTGGAGATGTTTTTAAAAAAGAACATGCAGCTGCTGTAAAACAAGCAATTAAAAATTTATTATTAACTAATTTTAGTGAAAAACCATTTCAACCAAGATTTGGTGGTAATTTAAATTCTTTTCTTTTTGCTTTAAATACAGATATTGATGATGATGATTTAAGAGAACAAATAATACAAGCAATTGAAGTATTTGAACCAAGAGTACAGGTATTAAATATTGACACCAATTTACGCGATGATTCACACGAAATAAAAGTTACTGTTACTTTTAAGATGATTAATACATCACAAGTTGAAAGTACGCAAGTAAACTTAACGAGGTTAAGATAAATGGCAACAACTATTAGATCAACTCAATTAGATTTTGACACTATTAAAGGTAGGTTAAAAGACTATTTAAAACAACAAACAGAATTTGCTGATTATGATTTTGAAGCATCAGGTTTAAGTAATATATTAGATGTATTAGCATATAATACACATTTTATGGGGTTGAATGCAAACTTTGCTCTTAACGAATCATTTATAAATACGGCTCAACTTAGGAGTTCAATAGCATCATTAGCAGAAGGATTAGGATACGTTCCTAAATCTTATTCTTCATCACAAGCCGATTTAAATCTTGCAGTTCAAATATCAGCAAATACAAGACCAACTGCCATAACACTACCAAGAGGCACCGCGTTTACGTCAGCAGTTGGTGACACAACTTACACATTTCAAACAAGAGAAAACTTTATAGGAACAGATGACGGAACTGGATTATATCAATTTTTAAATTCTACTGATGGCGTTGCTATACCTGTTTTTGAAGGTATAGAAAAAACCAAAACATTTTTTGTAGGTGATAAATCAGATAATCAAGTGTATGTAATTCCAGATATTACAATGGACACTACAACTATAAGAGTGAGAGTATTTCCTACTGCAAGTTCAACAACATTTGATACTTATATCAATATACAACGTGCAATAAGAATTACTAATGATTCAAAATTTTTTCAAATAAAAGAAGTACCAAACGGATTTTACGAAATTATATTTGGTGATGGTACAACAACCGGCAAAGCTCCAGTTGCTGGAAACAAAATAGTAATTGATTATTTATCAACTCAAGGCACAGTCGCCAATGGCGCGTCTTCATTTTCTCCAACTTCGGATATTACGATTGATGGTGTGGATTACACTTTAATAACAACAACAGAAGCTGCATCTGCTGGAGGTGCATATAAAGAAAGTATTGAATCTATAAGACAAAATGCTCCTATAGCTTTTACTTCTCAAAGAAGATTAGTAACTGCAGAAGATTATATAGCGCAAATACAAGCAAACTTTGGCGCATTTTTAGATGATGTTACAGCATATAGTGGCGCAGATTCTGTGCCTGCAATTTATGGTGTTACATATATAGGCTTAAAATTTAAATCAGGTGTTACTGCATCTAGACAACAAAATGTTAAAGATCAAATTAAAACTGATCTTACTGATAATATGGCTGTTATGTCAATGACTACAGAATACGTTGATCCTATAACAACATTTTTGCAAATATCAACAACATTTAATTTAGATCCGGATTTAACAGGTTCAACTTCTCAGGCAGTCCAAACTCAAGTTCAAAATACAGTAAATAGTTTTTTTACTACTAATCTTAAAAAATTTAATAAGGTTTTTAGAAGATCAAATCTTTTAACTTTAATTGATGCTTTAGAGCCTGCTATATTAAACTCTAGAATGGAAATAAAATTAAAACAAAGTTTTATTCCTACTACTAATTTATTATTGTCTTATACTGTGAATTTTCCAGTTTCTTTAGCTGAACCTGATGATAGTGTGTCAACTTTAACAACGTCACAATTTACTTTTAACTCACAAACATGTTCTATTAAAAATAAACCAGGAACAACTAAGCTACAGATAATTTCTATAGATGGTACAGTTGAAGTTGATAATATAGGTAACTATAACAATTTAACAGGTGTGGTAAGTATAATAGGATTTAAACCTACCGCATTTGAAGGTAATGCAATAGACATATCAATATTACCAGCAAATCAAAGTACAATAAGACCTTTAAGAAATTTTATATTAGACATCGATACAACTGCATCAACATCAAGAGCAATATTAGATTTTCAAAATACCGCGGTAAGTATATAAATGGCAATTAACTATCAAAGTAAAAGAAGATTAAAATCTTTTCAAAATAGAAAAGTAAGAGAATCATTACCAGAGTTTTATACTTCTGAATTTCCAACTCTTGTAACATTCTTAGAAAAATATTATGACTTTTTAGATTCTTCCGAAGGCGAACATGTTTTTGGTAATGACGCCAAACAGTTTTTTACTACTAAAGATATAAGAGAAATGCCTAGTGGTTTACTTAATAGTTTAGTTAGTGAGTTAGGTGGCGGTTTAAAAACAGGAGAAAATTTTACTGATAGACGTTATGCTTTAACTAGACTGGCTGATCTTGCCAGAACTAAAGGTAGTAGATTTTCGTTAGAAGAATTTTTTAGATTATTTTATCAGCAAAGAGCTGAAGTTGAGTATGGTAAAGAATCTATGTTTCTTATTGGAGATTCAGCAAGTCAAATTGGTGTTGATTCAATAAAATTTATACAAAATAATGAACTTTTTCAAACTTTTGGTTTACTAATAAAATCAGAAATATCAGTAGATAAATGGAGTGAACTTTATAAAAAGTTTGTACATCCATCTGGATTCTTTTTTGCAGGACAAGTTGTTTCTGATACAGAAGCTTTAAACTCTCCAATTGCAGAAATAGCATTACCAGAAACTGATCCAGATCCAAAGGTAGTATCAGAAGCATCTGTGGCTTTTTCATTACCTTTTGTACAGCTTACATCATTGATTGATTCTGGAGAAGGAAATGAAAGAAGTAATTTAGATGAAATTATAAGTGATTATCAAGCTATTCCATTATCACAACTTGATACAACTTATCATACAATAAAACAAGTAATTACACCAAACTCATTTACTTTTGATGATAGTAGTATAAGAGATAGTGATGAGAATGCTACACCTGATTTCTCATTAACATTAGAAACTATGGATAACGAAATATTTACAAGACGAGTAACTGACTCGGCTTTCTAGTATAAATAACACTATTAAGTAGGATACAAAATGACAAGACAAAATATTAATATAGGTTCTTCCGCAAATGATGGCACTGGTGATACTTTACGTACAGCAGGAACTAAAATAAATGCAAACTTTCAAGAAGTATATACAAAACTTGGAGGCAATAGCAGCACCTTAACTGCACAAATTTCTTTAAAAGATTCCGGTGGTGTAGGAACTATAATATTCGAAGGCACTAGTACAGACTCTCATGAAACTAAATTAATAGCAACTGATCCTACTGCTGATAGAACAATTGCATTTCCAAATGCAGGTGGAAACGTTGTAATTGATACAGCAACACAAACTTTAACTAATAAAACATTAACTGCACCAGATATTAATAGTGGAACAATTGATGGTACAGTAATTGGTGGAAGTACTGCTGCTGCAATAACTGGTACAGCAATAAGTGGAACATCTTTAACAATTACTGGATCTACTGGTACAGTTCAACTTCCAACATTAACAACAACACAACGTAATGCACTAACAGCTGCAAATGGAATGTTAATATATAATACTACTGATAGTAAAATACAAGCATATGCCGGCGGTGCTTGGGTAAACTTACATTAAGGAATAAGATATGGCAGCGATAATTACAGATCCTTTTAAAAAACAAATGGTTCAAAATATATTTGATGAAGTAGGTGCAGGAAATCATAAATATTATATAGGAATAGGCAGATCAGAACAATGGGACGATAGTGAAAACGTTCCTACAGTTACAGATACACCAAGAACTATAAGAAATTTAAGAGCAGGATTGCAATCAATAAAATCTGCTAGTGACGTAACATTTACAATACCAAGATATAATTGGTCTTCTGGCGCAATATATTCTGCGTATGACGATGATTTTGCATCTATTCCAGCCACAAATAGTTACTATGTTCTTACTGAAGACAATCAAGTTTATATATGTTTACAACAAGGGAAATCTTCAACAGGTGCTGCAGCAAATTCTACTGTTAAACCAACAGGAACATCAACAAAGGCCTTTAAAACATCAGATGGATATGTTTGGAAGTTTTTATATACACTAAGTGCAACAAATGCAAATAAATTTCTTTCAGCAAACTTTGTACCAGTTGAAAAGGTGTTAGACTCGGCAACATTAGGAAGACCACTTACGGTTCTTGAAGAGCAACAAGTTCTTGTTCAAGACGCCGCTGTGCCTGGGCAAATTATAGGTATTTCAGTAACAAACGGTGGAACCGGATATACAAGTGCGCCTGTCGTAACAATAAACGGTGATGGTGTTAGAGCGGCTGCAACTGCAACAATATCAGGCGGAACAGTTACAAAAATAGAATTAGATTCAAGTGCTGATAGTGGCATTACGATGGGACAAGGATATAATTTTGCTAGTATTTCAATAGCAGCTCCTTCTGGATCTGGAACTACAGCCACAGCTCGAGCTATATTAGGGCCAGATAGTGGAATGGGTAACGATCCAAGAGATGAACTTAAATCTACATCGCTTATGTTTAATACTAAGCCAAATGGCATTGAAGACAGTAATTTTATAGTTGGACAAGATTTTAGACAAGTTGCTTTAATAAGAGATCCAAAGAAACCGACTACAGATTCTGATTTTACAACATCAAGTGGAAAAGTTTTAAGATTTTTAAAATTGCAAGCGCTAGCAAATGTAGGATTTTTAGATGCTACTATAACAGGTACAACATCTGGCGCACAAGCTTTGGTTGATGAAGTTGATAGCGATAGACTTTATTTTCATCAAACAGAAGATACTGGTTTCTTAGCTTTTCAAGAAGGTGAAGTTATTAGCGGTGGAGGTCAAACTGGAACTCTAGCAGCCGAAGCTGCTGATGCAGATTCTGATGCATTTACAAGAGATGATGTCAATAAA